TCGCTGGGCCCCATATTTAATAGGGCAGTCAGAATACGTTTCCACATCAATACTGAGCTCCATATATGCCTCCTTAGATTAAATTGTCATCGTCTAGGTCGCCCAAATCGTCGTCCCCAAAGTCGCTAGCAGATACATGAACACCACCAAGGCGGTCACCATCTTTAACTTTGCGAACACCATTTAGTCCAAAACCTACGCCTTTCTTACCATTGAAGTTGTAAGCGAACACAGAAAGTGCTACCTGCGCATACACGCCGGAGTAAATTTCTTCTTCAATGTCGAATTGGTCCATCTTGATTTTGTCACGCGTAAACACGATAGGTTGTTTATCGCTGTTAGCATTGATGAAGAATTTACCAGCGTATGTTTCAGGTTGGTCAGCTACTGCTTCATCTGTATCGCCATCACGTAAATTCAATTTAAGGTAGGCTGCTTTACCTTCTACCTTAGCTACTGCTTTTGGATCAGCCTTAAGTTCTTCAATCGCACGTTCAAATGCTTTGATGGTCTTCTTATCTGTTTTGTCGATGATAATTTGGGAACTATATTTTGCTTTGCCGTCGTCGTTTTTACGAGGTTGAGCGATGTTTGCATAGGAAAGTCTTACGATACCAGTTGTTAATTTAGCCATTGTTACGGTCTCCTTATTTGTTAATTTCAGACATTAATTTGTTTACGAGTGCTTCTAGTTTAGAAATACGGCTTTGTGCATCTTTGGCTTCAGCAATGTAATCACTGCCTTTACCAGTTTTGAATGCTACGTTTACGGTGTATTGGTTCTCACCGCCTAAAGTAGCACCAAAGCCAAGCATGATACGTTCATTAGGTCTAGCGAATACGCCGAGCGCTACTGCATTACTGTTACGGTAGTGGCCGTAACTTACAGCATAGCTGACCTTATCATTTCTGTTAAAATCGAGTGGATGCAATCCAGCAAGTGCTGCGGAACTTGCGCCTAACTTGTTAACACGTTGGCCAAGATTGTTGACCTTGTTGTTAATATCATTAGCTAAGCCAATAGAACGATTTTCTAAAGTCGTGATACGACCTTCGTGATTATCTGCTACATGTTCAAGGCTTCTAATATCCGCTGTATTAGCAGTTACCCTTTGGCCAAGGGAATTGATAGCAGATGTATTACCGTTGATGCGGTTAGTATTGTTGGCGATTGCAGTAGTATTACCCGCAATCGCTTGTTCATGATCGTTCACTACATCGCCAAGCATGTTCAAACCGATTGCCACGTCTTTAATGTTTTGTTTGTTTTTAGCAATTTGTTTAGCATTGGTTTCGATTTCGTCAATCGCAGCGAACAACTGGGAGCCGTTCACAGCGTCTAATGAATCAGCGGAGATTTGGCCTGCACTAACATTCGTGAGTTGGCGGTTGTACTGAGTTACTCCGCCTGCACCAGCACGTGCTTTAGAACCGAAGGATACAACGCTCGCTGGTTGCTCGCCTGCAAACACATGGCGAGTACCGTTTATAGTAATGCCGTCAACGCCAACGGCGCTATCTGTAACAGAGTTTGTTCCGATTGCCACCGAATTCGCTTGGTCAGCAATCGTATTGTTGCCGAATGCAACGGCGTCAGTGGCTAAGGATTTGGCATGAGTGCCAAATGTAAGAGCACCTTGGCCATTAGATTCGGAGTTAGAACCGAAAACTAGTTGCTCTTTGTCAGCACCGATTTTATTGTTGTATCCTACAATGGCACTTTGGCCGCCAGCCACTGTGCCGTTGTTAGCACCAATAACCACAGTATCAGCGCCGGTAACATTATTAGTTCTGCCTAATACTACAGAAGACTCGCCGGATACGAAGGCACCGTTTCCGATAGCTACACTATCGTAGCTAGAAACACGAGCCTGATTACCGATGGCTACGGTGTACTCCACCAAGCTTTCGGCGTGAGAACCAAAAGCGAAGGAGTTACGACCTGCTGCAGTAGCATTATTACCGCCGGCGAAACCATTTTCACCAGTTACAGTATTGTTTGTACCAAATGCTAGCGCATTGTTAGCGTCGATGTTATTTTGGAAGCCCCATACTGCGGAGCTTGTAGACGTTGCGGAAATAGTATTATCTGTACCGCCTACTGTGTTGTTACTAGTTGCGCCAGCTACGTTTACTGCCAACGCGGAAATTGCCAATGCTGTTGTTAATGTTTTGTTCATCTCTTATACCTCATCTTCAAATTCATTCATCATTGTTTCAACTGTATTGATTGCTGGGCGTTTATCGCTTTCCGGTACAAGCGTAGGCTTGCCTTCCGGCTTTTCGATATATGCTTCTAAGTATTCGGCAACGCCCTTTTTACCGAGTACTTTTTGTAGGTTTGTGATACCTTCGAGCTCACGTGGTTTAAATATGTCTTCTTCCTTATAGCCATTATCGAGTAATGTTTTAGCAGCAGCGTCCGGATCCGTTATGGTACGTCTTGATGTACCCTCGACTAATTTATATCCAGGCCATTGCTTCTCACCCGATAAGGCTTTTTCGTAAGCGAAATCGTAAACACCTTTAATCCACTTTGTGATTAAATCTTTCATCCCCAGGATGTCGGATACTTCGCTATCAGTAAGTAATTGATTGAGCTTACCACCATTCTTATAGAATGTATCAAGGCAAGTGTCTGCCAATGCCCGGCAGGTGTGCCGTGCTTTACAGAAGTTACAGTAATCGCAAGGCGTACATTCGCCCTCACCTTCCCAGGCACGTTGTGCGATGGGTTTTATATCTTCGCCCCAATCAAGGAGTTCTTCAAGTGACATTTCATCGGTAGACACGCTATCGAGTCTTGGCTGAACGATCGTCATACGAACTGTTTTAATGTCATACAAGAACTCGTTCACGTCATAAGCACCTAATGCGTAGAGTCGCATTTGTGTGTTTTCAACGGCACTAACAGGAACACCCTTACCATACTTTAGGTCGATTACTTCTAGGATGCCATCGGCTACGATTACCATGTCACCAGTACCAAAGCCATCAGGTACCCACCTAGAGAAGTCGAGCCGTGCTTCAATCATGGCTTCCGCATCAGAGGAACGAGCACGGGCTTCGTTTACCTTCTCTTCGCAAATATCGACATACCGATTAACCGCTTCTATCATTTCAGCGGAGTAGTCGTCTAGCTTAGGGGCTTTTTTACCCTCTAGCTTATGCCGTAGGATTGCTTCTGCTAGGTCATGTGCTACAGTACCTTCCGCAGCATACGGTGATTGCTCATCAGGGAACATCGCTTCCAGTCTTGCTGAAGGAGTACATACTAACCACCTGGCGCTACTTGATGCACCTAGTAAGGCGTGTTTCTTAGCCACGGCTATTCACCCATTCCATAATTTGAATACGTTGTTCATCGGTAGCAGATGTTACCTTTTCAGCACCGATGCTATCTAAGAAGGCTTTGAATTCACCTTTAGCTTTCGTTTTATCAGTAGCTTTTGCCATTACGTCTTTTACTGCTTCACGAGTTGCTTCAAGGCTAGGAATCTCTACTTTAGCTTCTTCAGCTTTTGCTGGTTCTTCTTTAACAGGTTCAGCTTTAGAGGCTGGTGCTTCCTCTTTAACCGGCTCAGCGTTTGGAGTTTCCTTCTTAGCTGGCTTAACGTCATTTGTTGTCCAGTTCGCTGGTTCTACCTCTTTAACAGGAGTACCTACAATAGATTGATATAGGTCTTTCACTTCTTGTTCTAATTCAACTGCTTTATCTACTGTGATTTTTAACTCGATCATTGTTCTGTTTCCTTTCGGCTTCACGATGTGATATACTTTAAATGGATATTTTTCTATGCGCCCTTTAGCATTGCCGTGCTTTGGGGTGCTTTTTTTTGTGCCCAGGTGCTCGCACTCATCAGGAATGCAGTAATCTCTATTAGGGCACGTTGTACAATCTCGCAATGTCCTCACCTCCTTTCGCTAGGCACGTTTGGATAAACGTGTTATTCTATTTACACACGGGTGTATGTCTTTACAGTTATCGCACACTATACGAGGCTTGCCTGTTAGGTACGACCAATTTGTGTAAGGACTTTTAATCCTTTTATTACAGAAGGAGCATCGCTTATCGTTCATACTCTTTTAACTCCTCAATCCAGTAGCCAGTGAGTAACCAAAGAGTGATACCTAGTAACCCCTGGCACATACCAGTCCATAAATCAATGCGGTCTATTTCGATAGAACCGACAGTTCCTACTACTAATATGGCTGCAATAATGCGAAGCACATAAACTACTTTCATCATGTCTACTCTCCTATTCGTGCCTGGCATCGTTTAGCAAGCCAAGCATTAAACGAATCAACGTGGATAAGGCGTTTGCCTCCTCGTTTACCGATTTTCATGGACGGGAAGTCAAAATCTTGCGCCCATTCTCGGATAACAGCTTGCGGTACGCTAGCAAGCTCCGCAGCTTCCGCTACTGTGATGCACATCTTATTCATGGCGACCTCCTAGAATGCTAGAAGCACCAGGGATAACATCACGAATAAACTTATACCTGCGGACAAGCCGAGCGCTAAAATCCATAAGCAACAACTAGCTAGTTCTAATAATTGTTTTTTATTCATAGCTACCTCCTATCTAATTTAGGGTTGTAGTAATCTGTTTCCCAAAAGTCGTGACTTTCGTTATCATCGACACACAACGCATAGCAGATACCAACGACTGTCGACATTTGCACTGACTTGCCCTTGATAGCTCGATTTAATGTATCCATCGAGATTTCAGCTTGTTTGATCAGCGCCGTCTTAGTCATGCCTAACTCGTTCATGCGTTCCGTAATGGATTCGCCGAACATTCTGATTACGAATTCTTTCATAACCTATCCTCCGTAACGGTTTAACCGTAACCAACTATAAAAAAATAATGTCGTCATACGTTACACCAAATACTTCTTGTATCTTTTTTATGTGAGGAACATCCGGGAAAGAGCGTTTACGCTCCCAATTTCCCCAAGTATCAACAGACACTCCAATCGCTTTAGATGCCGTAAGTTGAGACCAGTTTTTTGAAGCCCTTAACATCTTTAATGTATACTTCATAAGCTACCTCCTTTCTCGATACTCACATCTTGTTTACAGTCATCATTCTACTACGGTTTATCCGTAATGTCCATAAACTAAACTTAAACTATCGTAAAATTTCCGTAAAATATTGATTTTATTACGAAAATGTCGTAATATATAGGTATATTAATATATTCCGTGTTTGAGAGGTTATTATGAGTGATTTAGGTAACAAGGCTATTATGGCCGAGAATATTCAACGACTAATGGATAGTCGCGGAATTGATCGCAATAAAATATGCGCTGATTTAGGGCTAAAGTATACTACGTTTACCGATTGGGTAAAGGGAAATACATATCCTAGAATCGATAAAATTGAGTTATTGGCAAACTATTTTGGTGTTCCTAAATCTGAACTAGTAGAGAAATATACAGACGGCTATTACACTGACCGTGAAGCAGCCGAATTTGCCGAATACCTACGCACACGTCCAGGGGCTCGTATGCTCTTCTCTGCCGCTAAAGATATAAGTAAGGAGGATTTAGAAAAAGCAGTCGAATATATAGAGCTTTTAAAATTAAAAAACAAATAATACACAAGGGAGAGTGTTATATTGGTTGTAAATTTGATTTATTGCGACTTACCACATGCCAACGCTGTGTCAGAGGAATGTGAAGATATAGATACTCATAATATCTATATAAACAAAAACCTCCCTCATGATCGTATGAGGGAAGAAATTAAGCACGAATTAATGCATATTATTAATGACGACTTCTATCTAGACCATCACGTTAATCTAGTAGAGCAAATGGTCCGTCGAACATGTATCGATGATGCCGAATTAGAGGCTATAGATTTCTACCATCATTATGTATCAGTATTATAAGGGATTATATATAGGGAGATGTTAACATGAAAAAGACTTTATTAATTACTACTATGCTTGCCTTAGTTACAGTTACAGGATTCGCTAGAACCGAAGTATCTCACGATGAGTTTAAGGCTTTAGACGGCCCTAAGGTACTAGTACATTACGATGATGGGAGTACCGAATTACTAGATGAGCAGGAATATCTTGAACGTACTATCAACATGACAAAAGAAGAAATGGACGACTTACATAAAGTCGACGAAGGCACTAAAAACGCACTGGCAAAATGGCAAGCTGACCATGAGATACACCAGGCTCCATCTGAAGAAGTGCAACAGCCTAAAAAGAAAAAGCACTGGTATGACAATGTACTAGATTCTGTATTTTAGATAAAAAAAATAAGCCCTCACCGCAGTGAGGGCTACTAAAAACTACATACCTTAGAGGTATTTCATTTTTACTCCAATACTATTATATCACATAAAACCTCTAAGGCTTATTTCTTATACTCAAATTTAAGCCTAGGAGGTTATTTTTATGGCTAAAAAACGAGTCGATGGACGCTACCAGGTATCCAAGATGATAAACGGTAAGCGTAAATACTTTTATGGTGCCACCAAGAAAGCTGCTATTGCGGAACGCGATGCCTACGTGGAATCACTAGCGCAATGTGCTAACTATGATAATACCATTACCATTGAAAGATGGTGTGAGTATTGGATCCGACTTAAAAAGGATACCGTTTCACAGAATACCCTCTCCTCTTACCAATATATTATTAAATCCTATATTGTGCCTTTCATAGGCTCGATACGGTTAGTCGAGCTATCAGCATTAAACGTAAGAGCCCTTATGGATAACATGGGGCACTTATCTGCCAGGACTATCAGCTACACGCTAACCGTTCTTAGGGCAATCCTTAAACAGGCGGTCATGGACGAGATAATATCGAAGAACGTGGCCACACTGGTTAAGAAGCCTAAACAAGAGCGTAAGCGCGAGATGGTAACACTATCCAAGGAAGAAGTAGAAACGTTCCTCGAACAAATCGATGGTGTCGAATGGCATGCCCTGTTCAAGCTAGCATTTACTACAGGTTTACGCCGTAGTGAGATACTCGGTTTAACCTGGGATGATGTCAACTTAAAACAAAAGACGTTAACTGTCAATCAGACAGTTTTACGTATCGATGAAGTCACGACTATCTCTAAAACAACTAAAAACAGCTCGTCAAGGCGCTCTATCTCACTCGACGATAAAACTATCGCAGAGCTACTAAAACTTCGCACATGCGTCGATAAACGAAGGCTCAAAGCGACAAACTGGAGAAATAACAATCTCGTGTTCCCTGGTAAGTTCGGAAACCCTCGTGATCCGGCTAAGGTTTCTCTAAAATGTAAAAAGTTTGCTACTGCAATCGGTAGGCCTGACTTTACGATGCACGATACTCGTCATACACACGCCACATTATTATTAGAAGCCGGCGTAAACTTTAAAGTCGTACAGATGAGGCTTGGCCACTCCTCGTACCAACAAACGATGGACACCTACTCTCACGTTACTCCGATTATGGAAGCCGATGTAGTAAAAAAGATTTCAAACATATTCTAATTGATGTCAAAATGATGTCAAAGGGTACCCTGATAAAAATGATGTCAAAAGAAAAACCCGCACAGTAGTGCGGGTTTATTTTGGTGGACCACCAGGGGTTCGAACCCTGGACACCCTGATTAAGAGT